CCCGAAGAGGTACAGCGGTTCGTCCGTGTAGTGGTCTGCGGGGATTGTATAATCCAGAGCCGAGTTATACGCCTTGCCGCCATCCATCCAGAACGTGTACAGTCCACCCTCTTTGCGGATGATTGCATCATGGTAGCCATCCGTCGGCGCAACATAGCCGCTGGACTGTTCCGGATGGAAAGAGAATGCCCCGAACCCACCGCCGAGAGAATACGAATAGCTGCCATCGGTGTTCGTTGTTCGGCGCAAGTAAGCCACAGTGTCCTTCTTGCTTTCCGCATCAGCAAAGTGTTTCCGAGACTCAAAGATACAGCCGAGTGTACCGGCTTCGGTCGTCGTAACCATGTTATCCGCGAAGCGGCACGCAATCGTCCAGTTTTTCTCCACGTCATGCGGCTTGTAGCCTGTATTGAAGATGCTGCCCGTTCCCGTTTTCGCTCGTGTCAGCTTGAAGGCGTATGCGCCGAAATCGTCCTCGCCATCCTTAACGTATCCGACATCGACCGGAGGCGTCGGCGTATCGCCGCCAGAACTTCCACCGCCAGTTTTCATGAGCTGCCCAAGTTTCTCCACAACCATTTTGCCGATGGCTTTGTAGCCATATGCGGAAAAGTGAAGCGTATCGAACTTGTCCTCCGTGTTGCCACCGGAGGAATACATCAGCAGCGGCGCGTTCTTCTTGATGATGTCCGTCGTTGTCCACGCGGATGTGTCCGGCGCATTCGCACTCGCAGCGATTCCAGCCAGCGCATAGCCACGCCGAACCAGCTCATCCGGCAGATAGAGCAGATGGCACGTCCCGTCCTCGTCCGTCAATGCCTTTTCGACGCTGTTCGTGTCCTCGAAAACCCATTGTTTGACATATTCGCGTGCGATTACAACAATATAGTTTTTGTAATTGCCGTATGTAATCATGTCTTTCAGTTTTTGGATATACGCCGTGTGCGAATTGACCGCGCCATTCGCGCCCATCCAGATGACGGCAACGCCATTCCGATAGTTGCGCATGGCATATGTTTCAATCTGTGTGTTTGACGGCACAACAGTTGTTTCTCCGTCCTTCAAACGATGGAAGCGGTACGCATAGCGTCCATCCGAATCAGCAGTATGATCGCGATACAAAATACCCTCAATACCGGCAATAACACACGGGTTCACGCCAGCTTCGGTTTCCTTCAATGGCTGCGCCACATCTCCAGATTGTGTCGCAATTCCAAGGCGGTTGCTGTCGTAGTATCTGCCACGCAAATAGCCGACGACGACATTTTCATCCGCTGATGCCGGAATCGTAAAGCCGCCAACCACCATCGGGTCAGAGCCTTGCCGCGCCATGATGGTTTGGATTGTTTCACCACGACAACCAAGATTGACGCAGGGATACGTTTTCGCCACCACATCGGGGTATGCGCTCACAATAAACCGCTGAATACTTTCCTGCGTTGCAACGTCCCCACCAACGCCCTCCGTTAAGCTGTCGCCCCAGCAGTACACAACATCCGTATTGCCACCTTTCTGTGCTGATGCGTCCAGAATTTCGTCGCCCTTCTTCTGAAGCAGCGCAAGCAACCCATTTCCCTTGTCCTCAATGGATTTCAGGATGGATTCTACGGAAGACTGGACATCGGCGGATGATGTAGGCTCTTCGGCAGTAATCATGTTGGTTTCGAGCTTTGCAATGCCCTCTTCCATTCGATTCAACTGCTCCGCCGACAGCACTTCCCCATCGCGGAAGTTCTGCTTTTGGTATGACATTTTTCTCCCCCCTCAACTGTAATTCAAACGCATTTTCCCCAAAATCGCCATTCCAAGAAGCGCCGTCTCGTTTGCCGTCGGCTGTTCCGGCTTATTATAAGTATCGCTCAGCACCGCACCGCGTGCATACAGCACCGTCACTTTCTGATTTTCCTGCTCAAGGCTAATCGTCAGCAGGCAACGTCCCGGAACTGCATAGCAGAGCTGCGGCAGCAGAACGCTGATTTTGTCCTGCGCCACAGTTCCCGTGATATTCATTGTTTTTCCGTCCGCTCTGGTAAAGGTAGCAGACACCCTGGCATCGTTTAGTGACACATTTTCGTTTGCCCCGCATTGTAGCACAACTTCGTGCGCCAACGAATCACCTGAAGCAAACACAGGCAGGAGTACCTTCTGCATCCCGCGTCGAAGGTTCAATTGATAGGCAAGCCGTGCTGTAATCGTCACGTCTCTCCCCCTTCTTTCTTCTGTTTCTCCTGCTGAACCTTGGAAATTCCCGCCACCAGATAGTCAATACATACCGTCAGTAAACGCACATTCCCTGCCGGTTCGTCGCTGACGTGCAGCCGCCGCAGTGCATCCAAAAGTCGCTGCATTTCCTGCTCATCCATTCAATTCACCCCCCCTGTTTTATGCAAACGTAAAGACTTGCTGTTTCGTCTTGCCGTTACTAATTTTAACGGTCACGCGAACCCTGCCCGTGTCAGCACCCGCACTAATATCTACGCAGGTGATTTCGCCAATGGTCACATCGCTGCGACCCGCGCTGTACGCACCAGACGCATCGACTGACACCGAATGCTGGCTTGTCTCCCTGTTGCTCAGCGTGATGTCCAGGTCTGCCATGACCGTCTTTGTCGCTGCATAGTAGCTTTCTCCGTATGCTTCCAGCGCTTGCACATGCACCGATGATGCTCCTTCTCTCCTCGCGGCATCCAGAGCATCATCGTAGCCCGGCATGTCGCTCAGGTCAAAAGTTGCATCGGCAGGCGCAAAGAACTGGCATGATGTTCCCCCGATTGTCAGCGTATGCTGCGCAACCGCCGTTTCTCCGACATGCACCGCACCGAACCACCCATTGTCCGCGTTGATGGATTTCGGGCCGGAGACAGCATCAGCCACCAGCGTCCCCACTCTCAGCCGGTCAATCGTTGCCGTACCCGATTTTATGCGATCCAGTTCGCCGGACAGTGCTTTGAAATCACTCATCGTCGTGTAGCCGGACAAGTCGATTCTGTTGGCACTGATAACCGCTCCGTCGCTGCTCAAATTGATGGCGCTGATGATTCCGTCTTTGCTGACTTTCAGGTCAATTGCCGCATTCGCCGCATCAATCGACGCTTCTGCGTTGCTCATGCGCGTCGCCAGCCCATCGACATCCGTCTTGCTGGCTTTCAGTTCGATTGCGCCGTTCGCGGCCTTGATGGATGCCTCCGCCTCCATCAAGCGATTGCCCAGCGTGTCTGTCACTTTCTTGTCCGCTTTCAGCTCGATAGCGGCATTTGCGCCGTCAATGTTGATTTCCGCCGCATTCAGCCTGCGCATGGCGTCGTCCATGTCGTTTTGACTGGCTTTGAGCTGTATCGCTGCTTGCGCTGCATCAAGATTCGCTTCCGCAAGGCTCAGCCGCTGGTTCATGCCCTCGACAGTTTGACTGCTCGCTTTCAGTTCGATAGCAGCTTCCGCCGCGCTGATGCGTACTTCTGCCGCATCCATCTTGTCCCTCTGCGTGCCGAGGTCGGATTCCAG